TGGTAGTCAGAACAACGTGATAGGTACAGTGTCCATCGACAGCGGGACATTCCAATTTCCAGTACTTGCAAAATCAACAGATATAAGTGTGCAACTAGAGAGTGAGAGTTTCTTACCCTGCGTCTTCCAATCAGCAGAGTGGGAAGGTTTCTACGTCCTACGTTCTCGGAGAATGTAATAAATGGCATACCATCGTCCATCTAAGTATGGCGATTGTAAATATCTAGCACCAAATTTACGAGAAGAAGATAAAGCCGAAGTGTGGGCATCCCACGGGTTTGACCCGCTATCCGCACTTCGGTTCTCTTTTTTAGCGTCTGAAGAGTGCAATACCATCATAGGAGACAAACAGGACATTATAGGAATGTTTGGTGTAACCAAGCATACAGAGACTATAGGTGTACCTTGGTTGTTGATGAGTGACGAAATATACAATCGTTCAGTTGCCCGTCAGTTTGTTCCAGAGAGCAAACGGTGGGTCAAAGAAATAAATAACCGATATCCAATCCTAGTCAATTTTATAGACGTTGATAACACCAGAGCCATCAAGTGGTTGAGGCTAATTGGGTTTACGTTTATCCGACTTGACCCTGAGTATGGGGTAAACCCAAAACCTTTCTACGAATTTGTAAGAATAAAGGAGTGACATATGTGTCCACCCGTAGTGGCTGGTGCGGCAATGTCTGGCGGCGCAATATCATCGTTAACTATCGCCAAGACAGCTTTTAGTGCGTTAAGTGCTTACGCAAGCTATAAAAGCCAAAAGGATGCCGCTAGAGCGCAACAAGCACAATTTAACCAAAACAAGTTATTAGCCCAACGGTCAATGTTGGAGCAAGCCCGTCAGTTGTCTGTAAGAGATGAACAGGAACGTGCGGCGGCTAGTGATAAAATTATGACAAGCAACATCGAGGCCGCGAAAGCAAAAGGCCGTATGGTTGCATCTGCTGGAGAAGCGGGTGTAGCTGGTGGGTCTATCGCCCAGATGCTTAACGATGTTGAGAGAAGCCGTCTGAACAACGAGGGTACAATCAATAGAAACCTAGAAGCTGTAAGTCAGCAGAGCAAGGTAGAACGCGAAGGTCTACTTAGTCAGGCTGAAGGACGCATCAACTCTGTTTCACAAGGTCAGAAGCCTAGCATACTGGCTACTGGTCTACAGATTGGCGGAACAGTTCTGGAGAATTATGGGTCATACCGCACAGATATGGCAAACCTCCAACCCCTCCACACAGGAACAAAAAAGACCACCTGACATAGGATAAAGTAATGGCAAAGAAAAGAGTTAAGGTTGATACCAGCAGACTGCGGTCTATGGCGGAAACACAGCGGGTAGTAGCCCGTCCTGTGGATTCGTACATTCGTCCAGCTTTGGATACACGAGCGGCTAATCAATCAAAACAGTTATTCAGTGCGCTGAGTGCAATCGAACCAAAACTTGGAAGATATATTGAAGATGCGAAGGGTGAGTATAAATCATCCGAAGAAGAAAAAGGTGAAAAGTTTTACACCAACGCATCACCAGAAGAACGCAAAGCATTTGAAGATGCTATTAAAAGAGGTGAAATCCCTGAAACCTACTCGCCCTTCTGGGCAGAGGGTTTTTCTCGCTCCTTGCTTCGTAACCATGCCAAAGAGTTTGGTGACCAGCTTTATATGGAGTGGGACAAGAATAAAGATACTGCTGGCTTTGACTTTCCATCATGGGCGGCAGGGCAACGTAAGAAATACTCTGAGGACAACAGTCTGGACGGCTTTCGCCCTGATATGTTCAATGAAGAGTTTGGCGGGGTAACTGAGGCATTTGAGTCTCAAGTGCGACAGCAAAACTTTCAGCATCAACTCCAACGGGCTAAAGAAGCGCGGATGGAGTCTCACAGAGGCGAACTTGAAACAGCCCACAAGGGCTTCTCAGAACAGATTGATGCTGGCACGTTTGACCCAATCAAAGGCGCAGAAGTCCTTAATCAGAAAATCCAAAAGGCTAAAAATGACGGTGTAAACATTACACAGCTTCTTGAAGACACCACACAGTACATTCAAGGTGTGGCACAAGCGGCGGCAAACAGAGGCGAAGACTTTGAGCCTTATCTGCAAGTTCTAGAGAACATTCAACTGAAGGGTTCTACTTACGGCGTAGCCAACAAGTATAAAGTAGAGACACTCAGAGAATCCTTAGTTAACGACAGAGAAAACGCCATCAACCGTGAGCATACACAAGCTGTTAAGGCTGATACGGCTCGTGTACGGGTAATCACTCAGGACATCAGAAAGCAACTTATTGAGGGAAAGTTTGCTGATGAAATCTACAACAGCGCGGAGACAAAGAAGTTACGCGATGAGTTAGCTATTATTGACCCTACAGCCGCACAGAACCTTGATACGTTCTTCCAAAAAAGAGGAAGGATGGATGAGGTCAGTGACCCTGATACTGTGGATGACATCATGGAACTTATGGCTGGAGGAACAGATGCCGAAGACCTAATCAATAAAGGTGTTGAGGACGGAAAAGTAAATGGCGCAGATGCCCTTCGGTTAACTCAGTTAAATGATGGTGTCTACAATGGCTTTATTAAAGACTACGGACTTAGCGATGTACTATCTGGTCTAGCGTCCTCTATTAAACAAAAGGACACCCTCACTAGCTTACTGAGTGATGAAAGCCATGCAGACCTTGCAAGTCAGGCTCGTAGCGAGTTGCAACAAGGTATTATGAAGAAGTTAGCAAGAGTTGGTACAGACGGCTACACACAAGAGAAAGCCGCCAAAGAAGTCTTAGCACTTCAAACCAAGCTTATGGAAAAATATAAAGCCTTGGCGAAAGCCAGAGTAGAAGAAGATTTTTCTACTACCTCAATAACTGATGATGCCTATACCAAGTGGCAGAACAAAGAGTGGCCTTGGAGAGATGCTGAAGGTGGCTGGGTAAAAGACCCAGAGGAATTACACTCACTAATTAAAAATCTACAAAATGAGATTAAGCAGAACGCAGATGGAGTTGGTGCATTTATTCAAAGCACAAACCTTGGGCAGTTTGTTGCTCCTTATATAGCACACCCAGACATATCCATTGAGGACGTTATTGAGGCTATCGTTGATGACATTGTGGCACACAACGCACAAGTCCCAGCAGAGGACTCTGCGGAGTCGCGGCGCGGGTCTAGAAGAGGAAGATAATTATGGCACAGTATGATTTGAATAGAATAGAAAAGTCTCTCAGTAGATTAGAGGACAACATTACTGGTGACTATGGTGTCGGTGACTACGCTGTGGATATTGGTAAAGGTATGTTTGCTGGTGCTACCGATGCTGTCGAGGAAACAATACAGTTTGGTGGTTCAGTTCTTGATTGGGCTTTAGAAGGTGGTGGCCTATTTGAGGGTGCTACTGGTATTGACGGTAGAACCTACGAAGAAGGCTACGAGACAGACAGACTTTTGTGGGAACCGCCTAGACCCAAGACAGGGGCTGGTCAGGTTGTAGAGGACATCACTCAGTTTGGTGTCGGACTTGTAGGGGCTGGCAAGTTCAAGATTGGACAAAAGCTTGTCTCAGGTACAGCTAAGAAACTGTCGCGGGACAAAATCAAAGATGGTGGCAAGTTAGATAAGGTTCTAGCTTCGGCTGGTAACTCAATGGCATCTTCAATGATTGCTCACAACCCTTACGATGAACGCCTGTCAGATATCATTGAGGAGTATCCTAGCTTATCAAATCCAGTTAGCCGCTTCTTACAAGCTGAAGACGGTGACAGTGAGGGTCAACTACGGTTGAAGATGGCACTAGAAGACTTGGCTTTAACTGGCCCTATGGAAGTCGCTATCCTTGCGTTTGCTAAAGGTGCAAAGAAACTGCGTAAGGCTAAGACCCCTGATGAGGTAGTTAAGGTTACTGAGGAAACAAACTCAGAGATTGCCGCCGCATCAGCAAAGAATAAGAAGGAACGCCAAGCCAAGACTGCCGCCGATACAAAGGCACGAAAGGCCGCAGATAAAGAAGCCAAGAAAATTGCTGAAGCCGCAAAGAAGGGTGAAGATACTTCCTCTATGCCTCGCCCAAAGTCAACTGCATACCTAGCGGATGACATTGATAACGGCGCGGCGGCTAAAGGTTTAGCACGAGAAGACCATCTTACTAAGAACTTCAAACACGCTGAGTTGGTTGCCAAGGCTACCGCTGTGGGTGCGAAGGTATCCAAGAAAGATACGAAGCGTATTCTTGCAAACCGAATACTAGAGAAGACGCACCCTAATGGTAAGAAGTTTACCGCTGAAGAGCCTGTAGAGGTTGTAGTTAAAAACGCTGACTCTGGCACTACCAAAGCGGCACTTCCTAAGAAAGGTTTCAATGCGGCTCAAGTAAAAGCACTTACAAAAGGTGTACAATCACCAAAGGACATCCAAGAAGTTTTCGATGAGTCTAAAGGTGGTGTACGTCTGTTCAATCGGACAAAAGACGGTGACGTTCCCATTGTTAACTATAACGATGATGTTACCTCTATTATCCAAGACACCATAAACGCTATGCGTCCAACCCTTGATAAAATCAAAGGGCATAAGGACACAGAACAAACAGCAAAAGAAATTTCTGAGTTGTTGTCTGCTACTACTGGCCTAAAGGCTGACCAGTGGCTGGACTCTGCGTTTGTGTACGGTAAGACCATTGAGGAAGCTACAGTTGTCCTTGGGGCTATCGACAGTCTTCTTATGGAGTCTGGTTCAAGGTTGCATAAGATATTCTCAGACAAACGCTTTGATACCAACCTAGATATCAAGCAGAAGGGTCTAGATGAACTTTCTCATTTCAACAAGCTTCTTGCCGCTGTTAAGCAAGTAGAAACGCCTATTGGTCGTGGTCTACAGTCACGCAAGAACAAGATTGTTGATGCTGATGCAATGAACTCGCAAGCCGCCGAACTAGGTGGCGAGGCCGCACTAAGAAAGTTTCGCACCACAGTAATTGCTTCTGGTGGGGACATTCGCAATGTAACCAAAGCGGCATCTATGGGTATGACCAAGTGGCACAAAGGCGCGGCGATGGGCGGTGAGTTCTTCAGGTCTATGATTCTGTTTAACATCAAGACCCACGTTACTAACACGTTATCTGGTTTTACTGAGACTGTTCTTATACCGTCAGAGCGTTTCGTTGGCTCTTTCCTTGATTGGCGTACAAACCCTTTCGGCGCAGAAGCAAAAGCTGTCCGTGAGGATGTTCGTTACCACATGGTAGGTCTGTTCTCCACGTTTAAAGACTCCATCAGGATGGCTAAGAAGTCTTTGCAAGCTGAGAGGAACTTCCTTGACCCTGCAAACACCAAGCTTGATGGCATGGATGTTGAGAACAAGCTGACCTCTGGTTTTGTTGGTTTGCGTAAGGAAAGTCTGCTTGGGCGAAATGTGGACACTATCGGTAAGATTTCTCGTGGTTCTCTCCGCGCACTTGGAGCAGAAGACGAATTCTTTAAACAGATAAACTACAGAGCGCGAATATTTGCTAACGCCATGCGTGAAGCAGACGCACTTTTTCAAGCTGGTAAGTTAGATAAGAATGGTATGAAAGCCTACGCCATGAAGAAGGTGGATGAGTCTTTCGATGATGCTGGTCGTGGTATTGATAAAGAAAGCACCCAATATGCCCGTGAGGTGACGTTTACTGAAGACCTAGATAAAGGCTCTGCGGCTCTGAAGCTTCAACAGGCAACACAACAGCATCCACAACTTCAACTTCTGCTACCCTTTGTTCGTACCCCTACAAACCTAATTGTTCGTGGCGCACAGAGAACACCGTTAGCATACGCTCTTTCTCGCAGATACAGAGAAACGCTAAAAAACGGTACACAAGCAGAGCGGTCACAAATGTTAGGCCGTGTGGCTCTGGGTACTTCCCTGCTTGGCGGTATGATGGCTATTGCTTATGAAGGTAAGCTTACAGGGGCTGGCCCTGTTGACCCTGCACAGAACAAACTGTGGAGAGCGGCGGGTAATCAGCCATACAGCATACTGATTAATGACCAGTGGTATTCATACAACCGCTTTGACCCTGTGATGATGCCTGTCGGTTTGATGGCTAACGCTTTTGATATGTCAAAGCATATTGATGAACCAGACATCACAGACATGGTGTCCACTGCCGCCTTTGCATTATCTCAGACCATTCAGGATAAGGCGTACCTTCAGGGTATTACAAACGCCCTTGATGCTATTACAGTAGGCTCTCAGCAAGACATGAACATGGCTGGTACATGGATGGAAAACATCTTTACTTCATTTATCCCTGCCGCACCCCTGCAAATTGTAGAAGGTGTCCAGCGGTTAAGTAACGATGAAGGTAACTATCCAGAACTTCGTGAAGCCGTAGGTCTTGTCGATAAGATACGCAGACGTATACCCGTGCTTAACGAACAGCTACCACCAAAGTACAACTGGCTCACTGGTGAGGCCATCACAAACCCAGACCCCTTCTCTACAGGCTTTCCTGTAATACCAGCTAACACAAAGGTTACTGAGGTGGGTACTGAGTTGATGCGCCTGAACTACCCGTTTAGGGGTGTGCCAAGAACACTTGAAGGTATCAAGTTAACAAGTGAACAACTGGCGTTCTGGTCAAAGCAAATGGGGTCAACCACACTCAGTGGTAAAACCATGCTTGATACCATTGCGGCGGTTATGCGTAAGGCTGGATACGATAAGACAGACATGAGTGTCTACGATGGTATCAACCTCACTGCTGAAATCAAAGCAATCACAGAAGTCATGTCAGCATATCGTTCAAAGGCGAGAGCCGAGTTGCTTGCACAGTTCCCTGAATTAAGCAGGGAGTACACTGCGCGAAGAGCAAACGATAGAGCGGGTAGACAACTACTAGAAACAAATAGGTAAAAGAAATGCCATTATCATACAAAGAAATCACCTCTAATGGGTCAGCGTCACAAGACTTGTCTTTCAGCTTTGACTACATCGAGGTGACACACCTTTCTGTGTATGTAGATGGTACACTCAAAACATATCAGACCCACTGGAATCTACCTGACACTAACCGCGTTGAATTTGCGTCAGGACAACATCCTTCTAGTGGGTCTGTGATACGAATAGAGCGTACCACACCCTCTACTACACGGGTCGTAGACTTTCAGGATGGCTCAGTGCTTTCTGAAAAAGACTTGGATGACTCCGCAAGGCAGTTATTCTTCATATCACAAGAAGCGGCAGACACCGCTGGCGAAGGTATTACCAGAAACAGTACTGGTGACTTTGACGCAAACATAAGTGGTGTCAACCGTAGGATTCAAAACGTAGCAGACCCTGTGGATTTACAGGATGTAGCTACAAAAAACTTTATCCAAACACAAACAGCGGCTGACTTGGCCTTGGTTACTACTGCGCGACAAACCGCAGAGCAACATAAAGACGATGCCGAGACAGCAAGGGACGAATCCGTAACAGCAAAGAACCAGTCAGTTTCCGCAAAGGATGATGCAGAAACAGCCAAGGCTCAAGCAGATGCCGCAGTACTGGTGGCTCAAGCGGCGGCTAGCGCGACTAACGGTTATCTTGCTGGTGCTAACATACCCCAGAGCCTAACAGGTAGAACGGGTTACTTCTTACAAGTTAATGCACTTGAGACAGGCTACAACCTCGTTGCGTCTGTGGCTTCACCTAAGTTCTTTGGTTTTAAAAATACAGCCGATGGGCAAATCGAACTAACTTTCGGTGATATCAATGTAGATGTTGCAGACTATGACACTTTCGACACGGCTGAGAATGTCTCATTCATCCTAGATAACAACAACCTAACCATGCTCTATTAAAGGACGATTCCATGAAATTAGACATAACGAAACTAGGGCATCGTTGGAAAGGTGTTTATAACGCTAACATAACTTACATTAAGGGAGATGTTGTTAGGGTTGGTGATGATGCCAAAGTGGTAAACGCTGACGGCACTCTTTCTGACTTTGCACAAGGACAACAAACCTTAACTGAAAAGGGTCAAGTTCTCACAGACACAGCAACTCCTGTACAGGGTAAGACTAACCAAATCTTACACACTACTTCTGATGGTTCTGACTTTAAACCTCAATTTAGATTTACTGATGAGCGTAACGGTACAAAAGCTGTCAGCTTGATACAAAGCAATAACAAAGGCCACATGAAGTATACCACTAATGGAGAGATTGCTGGTGGTGTTATGACTGATGGTACAATGCGTTTTATTGGTCAACACAACGTTGGACATGGTGGTACAGGAAACAGAAACGTAAGCCGAGGTTTGGCTACTGTCGTTCCCTTTCCAAAAGGTACTTATATTGTCAAGGCATTTAAAGCTGTAAACCACTCGTTTGCCATAGACTCTACAGGTAAGCTGTGGGGTACTGGTAACGGTTATAGCGGCAACGGCACAAGTACTGTTTGTCCTATTATGACTGACATCTCTACAACCAGCGACATTGGTGATGACAAGATTGTAGATTTTGAGAGCCAATACGATTACTATGGTTATTACAATTTCTTTGCAATTGGTGAGTCTGGTAAACTATATGGTTGGGGTGTTAACCGATATGGTTCGCTTGGACTAGGCGATACTAATAATGTGCGTAGCCCCACCCTTGTACCTCTCCCATATGACGAAGGGGTAAAGATTAAGAAAGCCTTTACCAACGGGTCAAATTACTGCGCTTCCATGCTTATTGATACAGACAATAATCTGTGGGGAGTTGGTTTTGGAAATATGTACTTTTCTGACTCTAGTACAATCTACACTTTCCGCAAGAACAACATATTTACAGATGTAGCACACGTTACCTCACACGAGTCTGATGGACATTGGGCAACTGGTAGCCAGTACTACAGGTCTAGCCTTCTGACGCGAAACAACGGTGATTTATATATTGCCGCTACTAGCATAGGTGGTCAGATAAGTTGTGGTCATCCAAACCAAACAGCCGCAAATCCAGACCTTCAGGACGTATGGTTAACAGGTGTTAAGTATGCGGCTATAAAGAATGGTGGCTATGACCAAGCAATAGCGTTGATGAAAGATGGTACTATTAAGGGTCGTGGGTATTCACCACTAAGCGGTACAAGTACAAATACTACTGTGTGGACAACGTGGCCTCAGATTACTGACGCTGTAGAAATGTGGGGCGTTGGTTCTAGATACGGACAGTCTGTAGATATCTTAACCCAGCGCGGAACTATCTGGTCTGTTGGATACAACAATGGAGATGGTGCTGGTAGTCAGCAACAAGCTGGAACTGCATTATCTAATAGCCAATTAAAGGAAGTACTACACCCATACGCATTCGTAGATGTAGCTAAATCTGGGTATCAGCAAGACAGCACTAATTCTCACGCTACATACGCTCTTGATGTTCATGGTGACATTTACATCTGGGGTAGTGGTAACTATGAGCGCGGCGCGGGTAACGATTCCGAAGATATGTACGTTCCGACACAAATTAAATTTTAACAGAGAGAAACAATGGCAATATTAAATCTTGGAAAAGTAGCCTTCTCGTGGAAAGGCACATGGTCGAGTGCGACAACATACTATAGTCAAGACGTTGTAGGTCAGAGCGGCTCTAGTTATGTTTGTGTGGCAACGACAAGTTCTACTAACGTAGACCCCACGGCATCAGGAAACACCGATTGGGAATTATTCTCACAAGGTATCGCTCCAAACACAGGAAGCGGTAGCCTCGTATATTCTGATGGTACTTCACTTCAGACCCTAACCGCTGGTTCAGCAAATCAAGTTCTTAAAATTAACAACTCTGGTTTGCCTGAGTGGTCTAACACTACATATCGTTCAGGTATGCGAGTAAAGCAACTTTGGGATAATACCCGAAACCCTTACCGTAAGATGATGGTTCTTATGGAAGATGACCTTCTTAAAGTATGGGGTCATGGCGGTTCACATTATCAGCTTGGTCTTGGTGCAAACACTAATACCAAAAGCTACCCTACAAGAGCGGCATTTCCATACGGCTTTACTGGCGTAAAGGCTATACCCAATAAACAAGGAACATCCCCTCACCCTGCTGGCTTGATTGTCGATAAGGTGGTAACAGTAGCGGCTGTGGGTGGTTCTAACAAGTTTCACATTGATGGTACAGCAAACCCTGCACAGTTACTTACAAAAGGTACTACCTATAAGTTTGATGTATCTGACTCAAGTGTAGCTGGACATCCTCTCGTATTTAAGGACGGCACAGGGGCGGCATATACAACTGGAGTTACAACTTCAGGAACTGCTGGACAAGCAAACGCATATGTTCAGATTGCTGTACCTTTGGACGCTCCTGACAACCTAATATATTCTTGTAGCGTACATGGCGATGGCATGGGTAACACTATTACCACTGTTGAAGCCGCTGGTTGGTATAAGATGACTTGGGGTATGGATTACGCTTACATTTCGTGGTGTGTCGATAAGAGTGGCAACCTATGGACATGGGGTGGAAATAACTATGGTGAGGGAGGAATTGGTACTACTGCTGACATTACCATTCCTACAAATGCGTCAGCAGATTCTAACAACTCTATTAATGGTAGAACTGTAGACTACGTTGTTGCTCCTAATGGTACTGGATATTCGTATACGGGATTGTGGGTAGTGTGTACAGATGGTTCAGTTCACTACGCTGGCTACAATGGTCACGGGCAGGCTGGGCAGGGTAATACCAATACCACATACAACTTTGTTCATATTAGTACCCTATTCTATAACCAAGTACAGGTCTGTGCTGGTTCTATGAACTACCCCTACGTCCTAATGTTGGATGAGCAAGGTGTCCTACGATTTGTTGGATACTCAGGTTATACAACAAACGGTCAAAATACTACCCACGCCTCTATTCCTACAGTTGTACCACTAGGTAACAATAGACTTGGTAACCCCATGAAGGTTGCTCAAATTATGTGTGTTGCTCCTCGTGGTGCTTGGATTAAAGACAGCCTTGGCGATATTTACAACTGGGGTCACGATAATACTAACGGTTGGCTTGGGCGTAATCAAAATGGCCCTAGTACATTAGGCAGGGTGTTTGATGCAACGACAGCTAATATCATTCAGATTGTACAAGATGGTAACGATGCTGGATATGCCTCAGCTTCTTATATGTTAGCAGATAATGGCACTGTCTACTCCGCTGGATACAACAGTCATGGAGCATTAGGCGATGGTACTACTACTAACCGCACAACCTACGCCGTAATGAACAACCTACCAACAACAGCAGGGCAACGTATTAAGTACATGGTAGCCTCTGGTACTAATGGTTATCCATACTGGCACGGTCTTACAGAAGACGGTAAAGTATTTACTTGTGGTTATAATGGTAATGGCGCGTTAGGCGTTGGTGACTCTACTAACCGCAGTACCCCACTAGAAGTACCTATGCCGCTTGTATGTACAGATATATGTGCTGTCGGTTACTCATCAGAACAGGGAACAGCCTTTCTCTATGAGGATGGTTCTATGGCTCAAACAGGCTATGGTGGCGATAGTCAAATGCCTGATGATGATGCTGAAACTGCGTTTACTCCTCAAACAGTTATATTTTAAGGGGATACATGGTGGATGAAACTCAGGCGCAGTTAGACGCACATGAAAGAGAGTGTGCCATTCGATATCAAAGTGTACACGACAAGTTGGAAACACTTGATAAACGGATGTGGCGTTTAGAAGCTATGATTATGGGGTCAACGATTATTATCGTTGGCCTCTCAGCTTCTTTAATTATGAAAATCTTATAAGGGAGCAAGCATATGTTGGCGGAACTTGCCGCCGCAAATGCCGCCTTTGCGATTATCAAACAAACAGTCACTAATTCTGGTGACCTATTTCGTGCAGGGAAAGCAATCACTAATTTTGTGGATGCTGAAGAAACCCTAAAGTCACGGGGTAACAAAAAGAAAAACTCCTTCTGGCGGAAGGTTGGGGGCAATCAAGGCTCTGACCTAGAAGAGTTCATGGCTCTTGAGTCCATAAATCAGCAAAAGAAAGAACTTGAACAGGCCATGATTTATTGTGGTCGGGCTGGTTTATATGGCGATTGGGTGAAGTTCCAAAAAGATGCCCGTGTAAGGAGACAGCAAGAAGCCAAAGAACGTAAGCGTAAACAACAAGAGTTAACTGAGTTAATTCTGGTGACAGTCCTAATAATACTTGGGGGAGGGATTGCCGCTTGGCTTGCGTGGTTATGGCTTACATTTTCACGAGGATAAAATGTTCATAGCAATACTATTTGTATGTTCCATGTTGGACACCAACGAATGTTACAAACTGGTCGATGACCGTGGCCCATACAAGACAGAACAAGGATGTGTGACACGCATCGAAGAAATGATGTCAGATTTTCGTGATGTACTTCCAGCAGAATACAAAGCCGTCAGATTTACTTGCATCAGTAAAGATGGGAGAGAAATAGCAGGGGGTGTATCCACATGATAAATCTTTTAGTTCAAGGCTTAATGGGGGTAGCTGGCGATGCAGTCAGCGGCTTCATTGAGACAAAAAAAGCCAAAGCAAAGCAAAAGCTAATGCAGATAGAGGCTGAGACAACCCTGATGGAAAAGCAGATAGCTGGGGAAATCGAGTGGGATGTAGCGGCTCAAAAAAATTCAAGCGGGAGTTGGAAAGATGAGTATCTCACAATTTTGTTCAGTATCCCACTTTTACTCTGCTTCTTGCCGTTCACTGTCGAGTACGTTGAACGTGGCTTTGAAGCGTTGGCACTCACACCTGACTGGTACAAATATACCCTTGGTGTAATCGTATCAGCTTCGTTTGGTATTAAGGGTGCTACTAAGATGTTTGGGGGTAATAAGTAATGCCCAGACAGGTTACAAGATTAAACGAGGGAAGCGAGATAACCATCCCGCTGAGAAACCTAGTTTCCATGATTGCTTTTACAGCCGTATCCGTTTGGGTTTACTTCGGACTGACAGAAAGGCTGTCTTTCCTTGAGCATGAACAAGAGATGATGCTCATAGAAATTGAAGAGAATGACGATTGGATTGACGAGTTTGAACCGCCAAAGGAAGTACAGGACACTGTGCGGCGAGTTCAGGAACTAGAGATAGAAGTAGAGAAGATGAAGATAGTTTTAGGAAATGCAATCGGTAGATGGAAATAGCGCATATAGAAATGATTATCCATGTGTTGGTTCTTATTGGCGTGTGGATTAACACCGCCATAAACATTGTACACAGGATTAATGCAAAATGAGACAGAGAGATTACAAGCGTGAATACAGTCAGTATCACGCAAAACCAGAACAGAAAAAACGGAGGGCTGGACGCAATGCGGCTAGACGTTATGCAGTTAGTAAAGGACTTGTGCAGAAAGGTGATGGACGCGAAGTTGACCATCGTAACTTTGATGCTACTGATAATGACCCTAACAATCTACGAGTTATGGCAAAGTCTCTAAATAGGAGCAAGCAACCCAAATGACAAAAGCATCCGAAACACTTAACCTGTTACACGAGGCGGTAACCAACGAGTTACTCGCCCGTATACAGTCTGGTGAAGCAAAACCAGCAGACTTGTCAGTAGCAGTCAAGTTCCTGAAAGACAACGGCATTGAGGCCATCCCGACAGACGGCTCAATCCTTCAGGCACTAATCAATGAACTGCCGTTTGATGAAGATGAAGAAATCGAACTCATCAAAACTCACTGACTTTAGAAACTTTCTGTACCTAGTATGGAAACATCTTAACCTACCTGAACCCACGCCAATCCAATATGACATTGCTGAATACTTACAGCATGGCCCTCGGCGTGAGGTCATTGAGGCATTTCGTGGTGTGGGTAAGTCCTACATTACGAGTGCCTTTGTAGTTCATCAGCTACTCTTAGACCCAGAGTGTAAGGTTCTGGTTGTGTCGGCATCCAAGAACAGGTCTGATGACTTCTCCACATTTACCCAAAGGCTCATCAACGATATGCCTGTGCTTCACCACTTGAAGCCACGCGAGGAGCAAAGAGCAAGTAAGATATCCTTTGACGTTGGCCCTGCTGGGCCTTCTCACTCTCCCAGCGTAAAGTCTGTTGGTATTACTGGACAGTTGTCTGGTAGCCGCGCAGACATAATCGTAGCGGATGACATTGAGATACCTAACAACTCTGCCACGCAGATGATGCGAGAAAAACTAGCAGAAGCTGTTAAGGAATTTGACGCGGTACTCAAGCCTGACGGACGCATAATCTACCTCGGTACGCCTCAGACAGAGATGTCGTTATACGAGGAATTACCCAACCGTGGATATGATGCCCGAATATGGCCCGCAAGATACCCCTCAGAGGCCGTCAGAAGCCGCTACAGTGGCCGTCTTGCTCCTTTGGTAAGTGACCTACTAGACAGGGACGAAGAGGCTCTCACAGGGCTTCCTACAGACCCGAAGAGATTTACAGATGAAGACCTCACAGAACGTGAGTTGTCCTATGGACGCTCTGGTTTCAGTCTTCAGTTCATGCTCGACACGAGCCTCTCTGATGCAGACAGATATCCACTGAAGCTGAGTGACCTTATAGTCATGCCTCTGGATAACGACAAAGCACCTGAGAAGGTTATGTGGGGGCGTGTACCACAGAACGAGATAAAGGAATTACCTAACCTTGGTCTTGCAGGGGACAAGTACTTTACCCCACAGGACACAGTAGGTAGCTACTTAGACTACACTGGCTCTGTCATGGCTATTGACCCATCAGGTCGAGGCGCAGACGAAACAGCATACGCTGTAGTTAAGATGCTTAATGGTCAGTTGTTT